CTCGAGCCTCTGGGGGCCCTTTCGGGGTTTTTCCCGAAGGTGTGAATAAAGAGGGCGTTTTCGGTGCATAAAGAACCGGGGGGCGCTCGATGATTCCGGCCGGAATCGCGCACGGGATGGACCTCGAGAAGGCTCGCCGGCGAGCTCGTCGGAGGGTCGCGGCGCGGATCCGCGGGCACCTTCACAAGCCGACGGACTGGACCGTGACGGAGTGGGCGGACGGGCGCCGGCGACTCTCGAGCGAGGCGTCCGCCTCCCCGGGCCCGTGGCGGACGAGCGTCGTCCCGTACCTCCGCGAGCCGATGGATTGCGTCGGCGACGACCTGACCGAGCGCCTCGTCTTTATGACCTGCGCCCAGGTGGCGAAGACGGAGTTCCTCCTGAACGTCGCCGGCCACGCGATCGACCTCGACCCCTCCTCGATGCTCTTCGTCCTCCCGACCCAGAAGGTCGCCGAGGACTTCTCGAAGGAGCGACTCGCTCCGATGATCCGCGACACGAAGGAGCTCCGCCGGAAGGTGGCCGACGTCAAGAGTCGGAGCTCGGGGAACACGCTCCGGAAGAAGGGCTTCCCCGGCGGCTACCTCCACCTGGTCGGAGCGAACAGCGCCGCCGAGCTCGCCGGCCGGCCGATCCGTCGCGTCCTTATGGACGAGGTCGATCGCTACCCCAGCTCGGCGGGGACGGAGGGCGACCCCGTGAAGCTGGCGACGAAGCGGACGGCCGCGTTCTGGAATCGCTTTATCGGGATGGTCTCGACCCCGACCGAGAAGGGATTCTCCAGGATCGAGAAGGAGTACGAGATCTCCAGCGAGGGCCGCTACTTCGTCCCGTGTCCGCATTGCGGGACCCACCAGGTCCTCGAGTGGCGGAACCTCCGCTACGAAAACAACGACCCGACGACCGCGGCGTATCTGTGCAACCCGGGCAAGGCGAGCGCCCAGGGCGAGGACGGAGACCCGCCGAAGGGGTGCGGCGCGCTCTGGACGGAGGAGCTCAAGCCGGAGGTGCTGGCGAAGGGGAAGTGGATCCACCGCCACCCCGAGAGGAAGGTCCGCGGGTTCCACCTGAACGCCCTCTACTCGCCTTTCCTGACCTGGTCGGAGATCGTCGAGGAGTGGCTCGAAATCAAAGGCGACCGGGAGAAGCTGAAGGTCTTCACGAATACGGTACTCGGGGAGACCTTCGAGGAGGATAAGGAGCGGATCGACACGACGGGCCTCCGCGAGCGCCTGGAGGAGTACGGCGGGCGGACGGCCGAGGAGCTGGCGACGAGCTCGGCGCCGGCGAATCCCATTGTCCCGTTGAACGCCGGCGTCCTCACGGCCGCGGTAGACGTCCAGAAGGACCGGCTCGAGGTGAGCGTCTACGGGTGGGGCGACCGGGAAGAGAGCTGGCTCGTCGCCTGGCAACCGATCCACGGGGACCCCTCCCGCTCGGAGGTCTGGGACGAGCTCGGGATCTACCTCTCGAGGGGCTGGAAGCACGAAGGCGGCGCGCGCCTCGACCTCTCGGCCGTCATGGTGGACTCGGGCTTTCTGACCTCCGAGGTCTATACGTGGGTCCGCTCCCAGGCGCCGGCCCGGGTCTTCGCTCTGAAGGGGATCGAGGGCGCGGGGAAGGCGCTCCTCTCCCGGGCCTCGAGGGCGAACAAGTGGAAGGTCCGCGTCTTCACGGTCGGCACGGTCACGGCGAAGGATTCGATTTTCGCGCGCCTGAAACGCCACGACGTCGGCCCGGGCTACTGTCACCTCCCGACCTGGATAGATGGCGAGTTCCTGGAACAGCTCACCGCGGAGGAGGCGACGACGGTGTACCGCGGCGGCGTCCCGACCCGGGTCTACCGCAAGCGGCGCGCTCGGAACGAGGCGCTCGACCTCTTCGTCTACAACCTGGCGGCGCTCTACTCGCTGGGCCCCGCGGTGGTCCAGAATCTCGGGATCTTCGTCCAGCGGGTTCTCGAGCTGGGCACCGACGCCGGCGACGAGGAGCTCGCGGAGGAGGACTTCGGGGACTTCGACGACTCGGACGATTGGGTGGACTCATGGCGTTAGATCATTTCCCCGAGGTGTACCAGCTCGCGGAGGGGTGCCGAAGGTGCGGGAGGCGAGAGCGGAGGCGGGTCTTCGCCTGGACGATCGAGCTCTTCCGCGCCCTGGATCCGACGACTCCGGTCGAAACGATCCGGTGCCGGTGTGGGAAGGATCGCGTCGTGACGGCCTCGGCCTACCAGGAGGCAACGCTTGACGAGTAACGGGGCCCGGGTGTAGATCTCGGCGTAGGAACGAGCCGGGAGTCGCGAACCAGCGGCCGAGGAGCTGACGACGAGAGTCGAGCTCCCGGCCGCTTTTGCATGGTGGAGCGCCTCCAGGAGAACCGACTTGGCGAGAGACATCCCAGACAGCGAGCCGAAGCTCCTCCGGTGCGGGGACTCCTGGCAATGGAACAAGAGCTTCGCGGACTACCCCGCGAGCGTCTGGACGCTGACCTACTTCCTCTACGGCGCGGCCGTCGTGGACGCCGACGGATTCGACGCGGACGCGGACGGAGACGACCACCAGGTCCGCCAGGTCGGGAGCTACTCGGAGAGCTTCGCCGCCGGCGAGTATATGCTCGTCGGCCGCGTGACGGACGGGACCGATACCTTCACGGTCTACGAGGACGCGATCGAGCTCGTCGCCTCCGCGTCGGCCCTGGCGAGCTCGGCCCAGAAGACCCACGCGGAAACGTGCTACGACCTCCTGACCGCTCTAATCGAGGGGAAGATCCCGAAGGACCAGGAGAGCTTCCAGATCAACGGGCGCGCCGTCCAGCGGATCCCGATCCGCGAGGCGATGAAGCTCCGCGGATTCTACGCCGGTCTGATCGAGCAGGAGCGCGCGGGCCCTGACGAGCTCGGCGGGCCCATTGTGGAGGTGGTCTTCTGATGTCCTTCCTCGATAGCCTCGGCCGCGTGGCCGACCGACTCCTCCCCGTGGAGGCCTCCCGGGTGAGCATGGACACCGGGACCCAGGAGCTCCTCGACTACTACGCCTCAATTCAGGGCCATACGGCGGACTGGATTTTCGCGCCGATCCGGAGCTCCGCCCAGGACGTCGGCCGCTCGCTCCGGCGGATCCGCGGGAACGCGCGCGAGCTGACCCGCGATAACCCCTACGCCCACCACTACCGCGGGCTCGTCTCCGACAACGTGATCGGCCCCGATGGTATGTCATACCGCGCCCAGGTGCGGGACGCGTCGGGGAAACTGTCGCGCGATGTGAACCGGACGCTCGAAGACACCTGGAACCGATGGGCGGAGGACCGGCGCGCGGCGACGGTGGACCACTCGGGCGGGTGGCCGGATATGGAGCGCCTTCTGGTGGACAACATGGTGACGGACGGCGAGGGCGTCCTCCGGCACTACCCCGGCTTCCGCAACGCGTACGGCTACGCCGTCCAGGTCCTCGACCCCGACCAGCTCGACGACTCGCTGATGGAGCCCCTCGGGAACGGCCTCGAGGGCACCGACGGGCGGGAGGTCCGCTTCGGCGTGGAGATCGACGAGTGGGGCGCGCCGGACGCCTACTGGCTCTACCCGAACCATCCCAGCGAATCGGGCGGGCGGACGCGCCGGCTCCGGATCCCCGCGGCCCAGATCTCGCTCCACTACGTCCGCCACCGCGCCGGCCAGCCGAGGGGGCTCTCCTGGTTCCAGCCGATCCTCGCGGATATGAAGATGCTCGGCGGCTACCAGGAGGCGGAGCTGGTGGCGGCGCGCACGGCCGCGGCGAAGATGGGCTTCTTTACGCGGGACCCCGAGGCCGTCACGGCGCCCGACACCTATCGCGGCCGCGCGCCGGCGATGAAGATGTCCGCTAAGCCGGGACAGATCCATACGCTCCCGCTCGGCTACAAGTTCGAGGGCTGGGATCCGACCCATCCGAATACGGCCTACTCGGCCTTCGTGAAGGGTAACCTCCGCTCGATCGCCGCCGGCCTCCGCGTCGGCTACAACACCCTGGCCCAGGACCTCGAGGGCGTCAACTTCTCGAGCCTCCGCCAGGGCAACCTCCAGGAGCGCGACGTCTGGCGGGTCCTTCAGGGGCTCACGCGGCGCACGGTCCACCACGACGTCCACCGCTACTTCGTGCGCCAGGGGATCCTCTCCGGCGCGCTCGGAGAGCTCCCGACCAGGCGCGCGGCCGACTACATGGCGCGGAAGTTTATCCCGCGCGGGTGGGCCTGGGTCGATCCCCTGAAGGAAGGCAAGGCGGACGCCGAAGCGGTCCACAACTTCTTCGACTCGAGGACGGCGATCGTCGCGCGCCGCACGGGTCGCCAGTTCGAGGACGTCGTCGAGGAGCTCCGCGAAGAGAAGGAGCTGATCGAGGCCGCGGGACTCACGATTGAACCGCCCACTACGGGAGGAGTGAACGATGGAGCAAACGAAGCCACCGACGACGAGAACGCGAACGGTGACGCCGGCGGAGCTGGCGGAGCGGACGGCGGAAGCGGGTCGGGTGATCGCGGAGGGGATGGAGCTCCGGCGGGAGCTACAAGTTCCCTCAACGGTACGGGACGCACTACGCGCCGATTCTGAGCAGGACAACCGGCTCGACCTTCGGGTGGCTCTGAGCTCCGACGTCGAGGTCGAGCGGCGGGGCTGGTTCGGCGATCGCTGGATCGAGATCCTCGACCACGCGCCGAGCTCCGTCCGAACGGAACGGATGAATCGGGGCGGGTTCCCGATGCTCGACGGGCACCGGCGGAGCCACCTCGCCGGCGCCTGGGAGGACGTACGGGTCGAGAGCGACGGGAAGATCCGCGGGACGCCGGTCTTCAGCCGGAGCCAGCTCGGCCAGGACGTCCGGAACGATGTAATCGACGGAATCCGCCAGACGACGTCGATCGGGTACCGCGTCCTCGGCGCGCGCCTCCAGGAGGTGCGGGTCGAGGGTGACGACGAGCAGGTCGAAGTCTGGCGCGTAACAGATTGGGAGCCCCTCGAGGGCTCGTGGGAAAGCATCCCCGCCGACGTCGGCGTGGGTGCAGGTCGGAGCGCGGACGGGGCCGCGATTCCGGTCGGAATCACCGAATCCCCCGAGACGGCCCCGACGGGCCAGGAGCGCACCGTGAAGGATACGGACGGAGCGGCCCCGACTGGGGTCAAGGACAGCGGCGTAGACGTCGCACAGATCACGCGGGACGCCGAGGCGACGGTTCGGAAGAGGGTCGCCGATATTCTCCAGCTCACCGCCGAGCATGGCGCGGGCGAGCTCGCGGCCGACATGATCGAGCGCGGGATCTCGGTCGGCGCCGCGGCGCGGGAGATCCTGAAGCGCCAGGCGGAGGGGCTCGAGCCGACGCCTCCGCCCTCGGCCCAGAAGCGGGTCGATCTCTCCCCGAAGGAGGAGCGGAAGTATTCGATCGCCGCGGCGATCCGCCAGGCGGCGGGCGAGGAGGCGCCGGGGCTCGAGACCGAGATCCACCGCGCCCTCCACGACCAAATCGGAATGGACTCGCGCGCCTCGGCGAAGGACGTCGATCCGCGGAGCTCGTCGATCCTGGTCCCGACGGTCGGGGTCAACTGGCACCGCGACCAGGAGGGGAACGTCGTCACGCGCGACGGTCTCGACACGGCCACCAGCACGAAGGGGAACGAGGCCGTCTTCACGGAGTACGGCGGGTTTCTCGAGCTTCTGAGGACCCGCATGGTCACGACCCGCATGGGCGCGACCTTCCTCCCGGGCCTCCGCGGGAATGTGGCCTTCGTGCGCCAAACCGGCGCGATGACCCTCGAGTGGGTCGGAGAGAACGACGACAGCGACGTCTCCACCTCCGACCTGACCCTGGTCCGCGTGACCCTGAGCCCCAAAACGGGCATGGGGTCGGGGTTCTACTCGCGCCAGCTCCTCCGCCAGAACGCGATCGGGATCGACTCGATCGTCGAGAAGGACCTCGCCGCGGTACACGCCCGCGGGTGGGACCTGGCGGCGCTCTTCGGGACCGGCTCGAGCAACCAGCCGACCGGCCTCTGGAATCAGAGCGGAATCAATTCCTCCGCGATCGACGGCGTAATCGACCTCCCCGCGGTGGTGGACATGGAGACCGAGATCTTCGCCGACGACGCCGACGCGGAGGGAATGGGCTACGTCACGACTCCGGAGATTCGGGGCCAGGCGAAGCAGAAGGAGCAGTTCTCGAGCTCCTCCGGCCGGCCGCTCTGGACCGGGATGGGGATCGAGGGCGAGATGAACGGCTACCGCGCCCTCGCGAGTAACCAGGTCTCGAAGGACGTCTGGAACGCCGGCGCGGTGGACGGACGTCACGGGATCTTTTTCGGCGACTGGTCCCAGATGCTCCTCGGAGAGTGGGGCGTCCTGGAGCTGATCGTCGATCCCTTCAGCCGGAAGAAGGAGGGGGTCGTCGAGGTGACGTCGTTCCAGATGGTAGACGTCCAGATCGCCCAGCCGACCGCGTTCGTTCGCGGGACGGGGCTCGTCGTCGCGACGGCGGGCTCGTAGGTCGAGGACCCGCGTCGGCGGGGGCGAGGGGCGGAGGTCTCTCGCTCCTCGCTCCCGCCTTCGCGTTTTCGAGAGGACCAGGATCCGACGAGCTTCGGCTCGAGGTTAGAACCCCGACAAAGAGGGACGAAAGATGCTACTCAAATTCAAGCGGAACACGGTCTACATGGGCGAGAGCTACGGGCCCTCGTATCCGGAGACCGTGGCCGAAGTCGAAAGGCCCTGGGTCGCGACCTTCCTCGCCCAGAGTCGCGCCGAGCCCCTGACCGACGACGAGCTCGCCGCCTACAAGGCCCGCAAGGCGGGGAAAAAGGCCGGCTCCAGCTCCACGCCTCCGCCCGCCGGGAAGTGCGCCGGCACCACGAAGACGGGGAACCCCTGCCGGTCGAAGGCCGTCGAGGGCTCGGAGTTCTGCGCCGCCCACCAGGACCAGGAGGACGAGGGCGACGAGGACGACGACGAGAGCGACGAGGACTAGAGCGTGACCCTCGACGCCGACGACCGCGCGACGATGTTCCAGGACTCCGGCGGGGTGCTCGCGACTTCGGGAGCGAGCTCCGCCTGGGGCCACCTGGAGAACCCGACGGCCGACATCTTCCAGAGCCCCGGCCTGGTGGACGCGGATCGGGCTTTCGTGACGGACGCGGACGGCGACCTGGGCGCGCTCGCGATCAATGCGACCCTTACGGTCGGGGCGTCGAGCTACAAGGTCCGAGGCCCGGGGGTCCGGATCGACGACGGCGGGCTGGTCGCGTATCCGCTCGCCGATAACACGTAGAGGGGGGGAGCATGGCGGACACAATTCGAGAGCAGCTCGGCGCCGCGTTTGTGACGCTGATCGGGGGCGTCGGGAAGCCGGCGGCGCTCACGGTGGCGCGGGGCCGCGTCCTGGATCTCGACGCGGCCGCTCTTCCCCTGACGACCGTCTTCAATATCCGCGAGTCGAGGCTCGACGAGGAGCTCGACGAGGTCCTGGAGTGGGACCTGGAGCTCGGCGTCGAAACGACCGTAAAGGCCTCCGGCCAGAGCTCCGACGAGGAGCTCGACCCGATTCTCTCCTGGACTCACAAAGCGATCCTGGCCGATCGCCGCCTGGGGGGCCTGGCCCAGAACGTCGGGATCGTCTCGACGCAATGGGAGCGGGAACAGCTCGCCGAGCCGTACGGGCGCGCGCTCCAGGTGTTCCGCGTGAAGTACCACACCGACGAGGACGACCCGACCGCGGGCGCCTCTTGAATCACTCGAAGAGGAGGACAGAACAGTGAGCCGCTACGCCGCAAAGGGAACGCTCCTCAAGCAGGGCGCGACCACGATCGGCCAGGTCTTCAACATCCAGGGACCCGGGGCCACGACGGAGACGCTCGACGTCTCCGACCACGATACGACGGACGCCTGGCGCGAGTTCGTCGCGAGCTTTATCGACGGCGGAGAGCTGACCGCGGAGATTCATTACGACCCCGCTCTCGCCTCCCACCGTCTCCTCTACTCGCTCCAACACGCGCGGAGCGTGGACGCCTGGAGTATCGTCTTCCCGAACACGGAAGCGACGACGCCCACGTTCAACGCGTTGGTTACGAACGTCGAGCCGGGAGCTCCGGCGGACGGGAAGCTGACGCTCTCGCTCTCGCTGAAGATCTCCGGCTCGGTGAAGGGTCTCGGAGGAGACTCCTAACCCGTGACCAGGCGCCCCGCCAAGGGGACCCAGCTCGAGGCCTACACCGGCTCGAGCTGGGTCGCCGTCGCCCAGATCTACGAGCTCTCGGGCCCTTCCGAGCGGAAGGACGTCCGCGAGATCACCGGCCCGCACCACGTAGCGGCCGGCTATCGGGTCTACCGGGAGACGCTCCGAGACGGTGGCGACGTAACGGTCGGGCTCCATTGGGACCCGGGCGTTCATACTCTCCAGGCGAAGCTCGCGGGCACGGGGCCCCAGACCTGGAGGATCACCTTCCCCGACTCGACGGTCGTCGCCTTCTCGGCGTCGGTCGTCTTCCACGAACCTTCCGCCCCTGCCGACGGGAAGCTGACGCTCTTCGCTACCCTGAAGGTGAGCGGGACCCCGAGCTGGAGTTAACCCCGATGCCACGCAATCCGAACACGCCCCACCGTATCCTCGAGCTCCCCGTCGTGGGGAAGCTCGAGCTCGTCGCCACGCTCCGCGCGTTCCAGCTCTTCAAGACCAGGACGGCCGAGCTCGGGATGGGCGAGCGCACGATCCACGGCTTCCAGAAGGGGGTCCCGATCCTCGGCCGAGCTCGGGGCATCTCGATCCTCCGCGGTGGGCTCGAGGAGCTCGACGAGGACACGATCCCGGCGCTCGTCTGGGCCCTGGCGCACGGCGAGACGATCGCCGGCCAGGAGCTCGAGGCTCCGGATCACGACCAGCTCGACGCCGCTCTCCAGGATCCGGACGACATCGTTCGCGCCCTCGAGTGCGTCCTGGAGCTGGTCCGCAAGGCGACGGGCGCCGACGACGACGAGGAAGAGGAGGGCGACGATTCCGAGCGGAATCACGACGAGGACCCTACGACGGAGGGCGCGACGACGAAGACCTAGAGCTCGCCCTCTGGGCGTACGCGACGGGGATCGTCGGGATAGGGGAGGGGTCCTTCTGGGACGCCTCCCCGAAGGCCGTTCTCGAGGTCTGTCGCCGCCACGCCGAACGAAGGAAGGAGGACCGGCTCCTGGAGGACTGGAGAGCGGGAACGATCGCCGCCGAGGTCGCGAACGCTAACCAGAAGATCAAGAAGCAAGGCGGCGGGCGGTGGTTCCCGAACGACTTCTTCCCGAACCTCCCCAAGCCGAAGCGGGAACCGATGGACTGGCGGACGATGAAGGCGATCCTCGGGGGCTGGAGTGGCCCCGAGATCACGAACCAGGAGGACGGCTAGATGGGCGGCGGACGGATCCAGAAGCTCCTCGTAAAGATCGGGGGAGACTCGAAAGGCCTCGAGAGGGCCTCTAGTCGGAGCGTGGCGGCGCTTCGGAGGATCCGGTCGGCCGGTGCGAGCCTGGTCCGGACGGTCGGCCGTCTCACGGCCATTACAGGCGCGATCGCGTTCGCCGGGAAGAAGCTCTTCCTCGACAAGTTCGAGGAGCAGGAGGACGCCGTCGCCGCCCTCCGCGCCTCGCTGATCGCCACGGGGAAGACCGGCGCCGACGCCCTTCGCCAGATCACCGACGAAGCGGCCCGCCTCCAGACCGTCACGACCGCGGCCGACGAGGGTCTGATCGCCGCGAGCGCCACCCTCGCGACCCTGGCGCCTTCGCTCAACGCCGCGGAGCTCTCCCAGGCCCAGACGGCGATCGTCGCGATCGCGGATACGTTTATGAAGGGCGACCTCGCGAGCGCCGCCCTGCAGGTCGGGAAGACGCTCGGCTCCGCGGTCAATTCTCTGTCCCGCTACGGCTTCACGATCACGAACACGGCCGCGCC